TTATCACGGGCTACCTCTTCTCTTGTTTTATTTAACAAAATATCAATACGCTTTAAGTCATTAAACTTTTCATGCATCATATAACCAATCAGGGCTACAAATATGGTTAGCCCACCCGTCCAAAGTTCCATCATATCTAACATTTCCACCTCGCTAGAGAGGCAGCCTTTCTGGTAGGTCTGCCTTTTTCATCTTTCATTGGTCCAGGCATTCCAGACATACGAGCACAGAATGATTTCTTTCTAGATCCGCCTTCAGGCTGTGGAGCTTTTAGATTCGAGCCAGTAGCCGCATTATATTTAGCACGACCCTTGGCGGTAAGCCCAGCACCCTGAGATGCTGGCAACTTTTCACCACGGCCAATTGCAAGCGATACACTTTTCTTTTTAGTTGCCATTACTTTTTAGCCGTCTTTGCAGACTCTTTAAATTGTTTAGCTGTAGGAGCACCCTTGGCACCTGGCTTACGCATTTTCTCGCCAGATCCGTTTTTTATGCGTTCTTGTTTAGCATGAATATTGGCGTATAAGCCAGGTTTAGTTGCCATGATTGTAAAGTTTTCCTAAATGATTGTAAAGTTTTTAAAATACGATGCCAATACCGTTGGCACGTTTAACGATTTTAGTTAGCTCACGCTCATTGGCGTCGCTAACAAACTTGTTGATTTCTACAGCTTTATCAATGATTTCTTCCATGGTTGGAAACTTAGGAGCTAAATCGGTTGCATCTTTAGTAGCTTTATCAAGTGCGTCCCACGCAGCCAAACTGGCTTCATGTTGTCTTATCATCAAATCTTTGGCTGTATTAAATACGGAAAAGCGTAATTCAAATGGGTTCATTTTATTTCTTTCTGTGTGTTGTGTGTAAGAATAGGTTTCCAAGCGTTTCACAACGAGTTGTACTCCCATATCTACTTATGCAAACTTTTAACCTTTTTCGCCCTAATTTGGAATGATTATGGTTTTTTTAGGTTTGGATGGTGGCGTGTTGTCACCATGTTCTTTACGATAACGAAGGGCATCGTTCAACATCATCTTGGTCATAGCCATAGCCTTTTCTTGGTGCTCTTGCTCTGTTTGGGCGTTGGTTTGTTTTGCCTTACGCTCCACTTCCTTAATGATGTTGTTGCTGATGCCAGCGTTTCTAAGTAGTTGCTTGAGGTTCATCTTGAGCCTTTGCTACAGCCGCTAAGCTGTCTTGTGCTTTTTGTACTTGCGGACCTGCTTGCATTTGGATACCATTGATAAACGCGGCCAAAGTAACTACTGGTGCTTGGCTTGGCATATTTAAAATATTCAATAATGTGTTTACATCTTTTACTGCAAACTCTAAATTTACTACAAAGTCATCTACTGACGGGAGCTCTTTCTCACTCATTTTTTCTTACCTTTCATTTTAACTTTTGGTTCTGCTGTATTTAAAAAATCTAGTGCCTCGCCAAGCATGGCTTCTCTTGCTGCTAACTTCTTTGGATCAGTGCAATACTGATTTAATTCAAATACTCTTGCTGACATATCCATCAACTGCCAACAACGCATATTATGCAAAGATTTCAAACCAAGTAATGCGTTTGCCACTTCGTCTTCTGTCATTGGCTTTTCTGCGTCACCATGATACATAAACAATGTTTCAATATCATCGGCTGTTTGCCATACTTTGTAAATAGCATCTTCTAAATCAAAGTGTGTGTACTTTTTCATTTCTTTTTTGCCTTCTTTATTTCGGCATCAAAGTCAATGCTATACCATTGACCTACCAACTTAAGTGCTGGTAGTAATTGTTTCCAATGCTCAATGTCATCTTCATGCCACTTGTTTGGATTTTTTAAATCTCGACTTAAACTTACATAAGCCCAAGCTAAACTGGACACCAAGATTTGATCTGCACAATCGTCATCAATTTCTACTATCATTTTCCACACTCCACTTCATGATTAATTATTTTATCAATATACCACTTTGCTTTGCGTAAATCTTCTACGCCACCTTTTTGTTTCCAACGAAATAAATACTTAATAGCGTTGCCTGTGCACATTGCTTCCATGCCACTAAGTCCTTCAATAGCAGACTCAATGGCATCAATGCACTCTACTTTGCCTTGATAATGTTTGGGATGATTAACTGGGTCGTGCATTTCTTAACCTCTTAAGTTCATCTTCGACTGCTTTAACTTCTTCCGGGCTATCACAAACCCAGATTCCCAATAAATCTTTGTATATGCTCGTGTCAATGTCTTCCACACCAGCAATCGTCTCCATAACATAACTGCCCTTATAATTGTGTTCAATAATATATGTGCTCATGTGCCCAGTTCCTCTTGAATAAATTCTACCGCTTTGTCGTAATGATACCGCCAATATTTCTCCGTCATTCCCATGTCGGTAAAACTCATCCCGACGAGAAATCCTTCTAGCACTTGCTTTTGTTTAAAAGGCATGCGCTCGTCTATTATACGCTTAATATCTATAAGATCGTCAAGATCCCATGGTAACCACCCTTCAGACTGGTGGTGCGATACTCCATCAACATCATCTTGCTCAATCGGATCCATCTCCTCATCCGATAAACGAGGTTTACTGCAATTTATTGTTATTCTCATAGTTGTGTGTCAAAAATTGCTGCCGAGTAAATATTACCCATTCCCGCTGCCAAGGAAAGTATTTTTTGTGGTCCAAAAATATGCAACGGATCTGATATGAAGACACTGTCTCTCTGAGTTCTGTTTTTAATTGGCGTTATTAGGCAATCTTTAATGTTGTCTAACAGCAAGCAAGTTTCCAATAAACCTGACGCACCCATGGTGTGTCCAATTCGTTGTTTATATGATGTTGCTACAAAGCGGTGATCAAATAATGTTTTAAGAGCATTGCGTTCCGCAGTATTGTTTGATTTTGTACCTGTACCATGGGTCTTTATTATGTTTATTTGACGGGGACTAATTTTAGATATAGACATTGCGCCATGCGCGGCTTTAATAAATCCTTCTCCGTCTTCACGCTGACCAATAGCGTTAGTACTTCTTTCCGATGCACTGTACGCACCAAGCAACCGAGCATGAGGGTTCTTTGCATATTTTTCATTTTCAAATACAGCGAATACCGCTCCTTGACCAATGTTAAAACCAAAATTAATTTGGTCAAATGCCGATGGTAAAACGCCTTGTTCTTCTTGCTCTTTAGTAAGTACTGCTTTGGATTCACCAAAGAACTTTAATACTGGATTGGACACGGCGTCTTCCACGGCCAGTACGATCACCCTATCAAATTGATAGAGAGCAAATAGCTCGTGTACATTCATCATCACTTTAAGGCTAGACGCACAGGCACTGGCATCTGTAATCACCATATCTTCAGCACCACAAGCTTGGGCAATTCGACCAGCATACACTTGAGTTAGTGTGAGGGGTAGCATTTTGTAATCGTATGCTAGACTGTTTGGTTCTGAATCTTTGGGGTTGATACCGGCAAAATGTTGATTACCCGCGGCCAAAATAAAGGCTGTCTTACCACCACGGTTTTTTAAGTCTACTAAAAGAGTTTTATTTAAAACCTTTTCTGCTAACTTGTGGGGCGCGTACACTAAGCCAGTGTCTTTTCTGGCGTAGGTATCTGCAAACCAATGCACACGCTGGGGATAGCTTATATCCTCGATCATATGTGTATCTGTTGTAGACGCAGTTTGATAATCAGTTAAGTAAATCACTGAATAGATTCCAATGCTTCTTTTATTGTTTTAGGTTCTTTGGTTTTGTGTTGACACATGTACTCAAATAACTGTCTTACTGTAGTTGCTTGTATAGCCTTTAAATCGTCCTCAGAGACTCCGTAGACATCGCCAAGGTATATCCCTACCATCAGCATATCCAAGCTGTCTAAGCCCGTATCTGCTAGGTTATCGTCCAATGATTGAATATCAACCATGTTGGAGTTTAATGGGGTTGCCAATAACACTATTTCATTAATCAATACAATTAGTTCTTGTTCTGTCATTTTAATGATTCCATTAATGCATCTTGTAAATTGATCTTACCTTCTAATACTTTTACTACATGTTTGTCAATGCTGTCAGACACTGTTAGATGGTGTATAATAACCGGTTTTTCTTGCCCTTGGCGATAAATCCGTGCGTTGGCCTGGATGTAGTTTTCTGAGCTCCATGGTAAATCGAACCACACCGTTTGGGCCGTCTCACCAACGTTGCACTGAAGATTAAGCCCGATTCCCCCACTTTGGGGATGGGCAAGGAGCATACGAATTTTGCCGTCACACCACGCTGTAATGTTGTCATCGTCCAGCACCACAGCCTGCGGGAATTGAAGACGTATCCTATTGAGGCTGTGCTTGAAGTGATAGAAGACCAGCGTAGGGGAGGAAGACTCTTCCATGATCGACTCAAGATATTCCAGTTTAGCGCGGTGTACTTCTTGCGCTTCTCCATCTTCTCCGTAAACAGCGCCCGATGTGAACTGGAGGAGTTTGTTCGCCAGTGTCGCTGCTGTTGGAGCTGTGATTTGCCTCTTACCGATCTCAGCGACCATATTCTTTCTAAGTTGCTCATATTTTTCTCTAACATCTTTGTCTAAAGATATACTGTGGTATACATAGGTACATTTGGGTAGATTTAAATAATCCTCTGCTTTAAGTGACATACAAATGTCACCAATTTTGTTTTGTATTACTGTATCAGCGCCGGGGATAAGCTCCCAGTTGTACACCACTCGGGTATGGGGATTCACTCGACTTGGACGCATATACTTAGTTCTAAACTTTGTAAGGCTGGTTTCCAGCCGTTGCCCCAGATCTAGGATTGTTACTTGACTCCATAAATCCCCATACCCTTGTGGTGTGGGTGTACCAGTAAGAATTATACGACGTTTAAAACTTTTTAACACATTTTTGATAGCTTTAAATCTTTTTGTACTGCTGTCTTTAAAGCGAGATGACTCATCAACAATGAGGTAATCAAATCCTTTCGCTGGCCAGTTCTCTACTAACCAAGGAATGTTCTCCACATTGATAACATACACATCCGAGTTTTCTTGCAAACTGCTCAAGCGTCTCGAAAGGCTCCCCAAAACTGTTGAAACGGTAAGATGCGACAAGTGTTTCCATTTTGTTGTCTCTTGAGACCACACAGATTCTGCAACTCTTTTTGGTGCCACAATCAGTGTTCTTCCTTTCGGGCTGTTCGCTATGATGGTGAGAGCCGTTACAGTCTTGCCCAATCCTGGCTCGAGGAATAAACCTAGATGCGCCATCTTTTCTGCTTTGGCCAGAATGTTGTTTTGATACGGATGTAGATTCTTTTTGTCCAGCATGTGTGTTAGCCCATATCCAGTCTGCGATGTCGTAATGATCTTGCATTGTACCATTGTCTTTAATTCTATTTGCTCTGTGTGATATGAATGCTACATTTCCTTCTACATATCCTAACTCTGGAACAATACGATCTAACTGTGGTCCATTAGGTTTACATTTACCGCTCCCTAATCCTGAATGTCCCCACTCAAAAGGAGTTTTAAAAATTGGGCACTGATCCGTGGCAATGGATTTTAAATGTTCTTTTGTTATATTAAACGGTAGATTGTTTTTTCGTGACCTAGTTCTAGCATCACGAAACATAGTATTAAGTTGTATTTCTTTTTTAGTTTGTGCCACGAATAAACTCCTCAATATCGTCGTATGATCTTAAGATATGCACTGGAAATCCAGCTTCTCCCAGTTCATCAAACACGAGGATTTGTCTTGGTGATAACTTTCCCGTTTCTGTTTTTAGTTCTACGAACATTACTTTTTGGTTTAGGATCACTATCCGATCTGGCACTCCCGTCACCGAGCTCAGCCATTTGAATGAGAGCCCCGATAACTGCTTGATTCTTTTGTTCAAGTATTTTTCTATATCTTTTTCTAATATTAGGCTCATCTAAAATTTTTCTAACCTCTTTAAAAATGTATTCAGTTAAGTAAGCACGAATCTCTTCGCCCGGGGTTTCTTCATTCATGTATTCAAATATGCGATACACAAGGTGTACTGATTCATGTACTAAAGTAGCATCCAAATCGTCAATTGCACTCAGATCTATTATTAAAGATATCAGCGTGCGTCCGTCTGCGGTAGGGGTTGAGTGAACCTCGGCCATAGCACCACCCTCAAGGTACTCTATTTTTTGTGGCACATTTTTATCTTTGAGTAATTGCCTAAACCCAGCTTCATCCAAACAAATATAAATGTTTGCTGGAAAAAT